CTTCGCGATTGGTAGATTACGATCCGGCTCAAAACTCGGCAGGATGGCAATGGTCGGCAAGCGTGGGAAGCGACGCCGCACCCTATTTTCGTATATTTAACCCCTACACACAAATGGACAGGTTTGACAAGGATGCCGCGTACATCAAACGGTGGGTACCTGAACTCAAAAATGTCGCGCCTACCGACCTGATCAAGTGGGAAAAGGACAGCATTCGTCAAAAATACCGAAATAACACTACATATCCGGATCCCATTGTAAAAAATCATAGCAAAGCGGCGGAGCATGCCAAGAAACATTTTGAGGCATATGCATAGTGGCGTGTGATAAGCAAAAATAAAACTATATAAATGAGTATGACGTAACGAGAGAACCGTATACGCGCGTGTGTACCATGCCGGTGACGACCAGGTCTAATCTCCAAGAAAATAGGAAACGATCCACCAAAATGAAGAATCCTTGTCTCGATGATTACTCTTATGAAGAGCGCGAATTTTATCGAGGTTTGGACAGGAAACGCAAACGTTACATCGTGGAGAACGAGGAAAAGGTGCTTGCCAACAACGACACGAGTACACCACTGCGCTTTAAAATCCTATTATCCGAGATGAATGATGATGTCAAGGCGATCGCCATGAAAAAATTGGAGCATTTGCAAGACATGTGTGAGGAGTCGGGTGAGTATCACAAGATTAGCTCGTGGATAGAATCGCTTTGTAGCTTACCCGTGGGAAAATATCAGAATTTACCCATCTCAAGCAAAAACAAACCTGATGTCATACGCGATTTTTTATTGAATGCCCGCGCAGAGATGGATGAATTCATTTATGGCCATAAAGACACGAAAGACTATATATTACGTTTACTTGCCCAATGGATCATCAATCCGAAATCTAAAGGACTTGTCATTGGGGTACACGGGCCGATGGGATGTGGTAAGACAACACTCATAAAAGACTGTATATGTCGTGTTTTGAAGCTACCTTTTGCCTTCATTCCACTTGGAGGTTGTCAAGACAGTTCTTACTTAGAGGGGCACAGTTTTACGTATGAAGGAGCGACTTGGGGGAAAATCGTGGATGTCCTCATGAAGAGCAAGTGCATGAATCCCGTCATTTACTTTGACGAGCTAGACAAAGTGAGCGATAGCAATAAGGGTCAGGAAATCATCAACGTCTTGATGCACATCACGGATCAATCACAAAACAACGTGTTTCACGACAAGTATTTTCGTGATCTCGAGTTTGACATATCCAAGAGCCTCATCATTTTTTCCTATAATGACGATAATGCGATCAATCCCATCCTCAAGGATCGCATGATAAAAATAGAAACTCAGGGGTATAGCTTAGAAGACAAAATTCACATTCTTCAAAAGTTTGTCATTCCCGAAATTATGGAAGAATTCAATTTGAAAGCCGGTGATCTCGTGTTTTCGGATGAGGTGTTGAAATACATTATTATGGAAAAAACCGAACAGGAAGAAGGTGTGCGTAATGTGAAAAGATCTTTATATGATATCATAAGTCATTACAATTTATCTCGTCTCATCGCATTTGATGAAGAGCATGTGACTCCCTTTATATTCACGGAAGATATAGTGAAAAAATATATGACACGTCCAGTGTCCACACACAAATTGCGCGAACGTGAAAAACACATGTCCATGTATTTGTAGAAAATTTTGAGCCTTCTTTTTCTTGACATATGTACCTAAGCATATCGTCATAATCATATTACATCGTAATCTCACTATGCCAACCAAACCGACTATCGAAGCTGGATTGCTTCCTTTTCAGCGTCGCTTACAACGCTACCCCCTTCCTTGTCCACCCACGCACCACCTGCGCAGCTCCTCAAATGAATACGTTTTGCCGTCTGCAGTTTCTTAGCACTAGACTAAGAACAGCATTTTTGCGTAATGGTGTAAGTGGGTAGACACACAATGTGCGCATCTTGAATGACATCATACAAGAGTGAGATTGACATTCGATTTTTCTCTCCTCATATCATACACACAGACATGTCATGGAGACCAGTGTCTTTTTGGGGCACATATGAACACGTGGCACCGAGTGTGCATCCACTGAACCACCTTCAGTGGCAACAGCAGGAGCAGGAACATCAGCTTTCTCCCGTGCACGGCGTCTTTGAGCGAATGCTGCCAGGCGAGGAGCCGCGGAGCTGTCGCAGCCACATCACAATTCAAGGTACAGCTCTCTTCACTGATGCCAGTATACCTGCGCTGTGCAGCACTGCCCAATCGGGTACCAGCACAGGCACACGGTTCCTGGCTGTGGATACTATCTACAGCCTTGAGCCCACACTGTGCGATCAGCTGAACAGCTTTCTGGAGGGCAGCAAGTTTGGTCCGTTTGAGTACGTCTCAAGCGCCGTCTTCAGGCTTCTGCAGCTTAGGCGCAAGAGGAGCAGCAAAGCTGATGAGCTGGAGCAATTGCTAGCTGCTTTTGCAGAGCAGCACCATGGCAGCTTGGAGAGCATGATGCAGTGGCCGCAACTGCTCAACATGAAGAAGCAACGAGATGAGGCTGCACACCCATTCTCTGCGTCACTGCTCCGCAAAGAGCTTGCCGACAACAACCCTGATCTTATACCAGTGAGAGGAGCGCTGGAGATGCTGCTTTCTACACTCCACTTGAACTAATTCAAAATGAAACACTTATACAAAATATTATGGTGTAGTTGAGTCTAGTCCCATCGTAAAGATGCGAACAAATCACTCAGTCTTCACATACGTTTTTGTATCATCTGTTTTCCAATGAGAAGAAAGTTCAGGAATATGTTTGCACTCGGAGTGCGTACAAATAGACGTATACAAGCCTTCGAATACATCATTATCTATAGATATAAAATGGCCTTTCATGGTATATATAGGTAAGAGGTGAAAGAGCTTGATAAAACAGTCACCATCTTTTTATCTCCTTGTTTTGATTTTTCTTTACGTATCTTTTTCTTGAATTCATCATCAATTTTGCAAGCTAAAATGTTTCTAAACATGTACACGACACCATTCACTTTTTCATTGATATTCAAACACAAATTACATGAACGCGAAAAACACATGTCCATGTATTTGTAGAAAAATTTGAGTCTTGTTTTTCTTGACATATGTACATAAGCATATCGTCATAATCATATCATATCATAATCCTGTTATGCCAACCAAACCATGCATCGAAGCCGGGTTGCTTGCCACGCTGGACCATCTGTCCAATGCAAATAAGGATGCGGCAAAAGTTTTACTCAATGAAATGTTGAATCCACCTAGGAAAGAAAGATCGAAAAAACAAGGCCACGCGTAAATGGTAAAAATAAAAATAGATGGTATGCATAAATAAACATCATCATGCATTTGGTGTATGTTTTCTTTTTAGAAGACGAGTCTTTAGCGGATAAGTATATCGGACAATGGAAATCAAAAATGGACATGACTCCTAATATGCATTTCAAAAAGATAAAACTTCCACATACACCGCTTGGTCATACTCTCATTTACAAAGTTTTGTCAGAGAGGTATCACGAATGGAATAACGCACAGTTGATATCCTTGTTTTCATGTGAAGAGCTTGTGGCTGAACCTTCTCTTTCAGCAGAAATACTGGATAACCTATGGCGGATAACTGCAGAAATGTGCAAGAATATGGATTGTGTAGGAATTATAGGAAATATCTTCAAGAGATATTATTGGCGGACATCATTTTTAGACCACATTATCATGACGCACGGTTTTGATGCATTCGAAGCGTGTAACTATTTTTTACAGCAAATGACTACACACAAAGACGAAACAATTATTGCAGAAAAAACTCTTGAGTCACCCATCTTGTGTAAGAATAGTATGACTATTCGTCCAAATATGTTTGAAGAGTATATGGTATCTTTTTTTCATGCTTTGGAAAAAATAAAAAATGAAAATAGTTCTATAAGTAGGCATGTATCTGCTTCCTCTTGGTTACCTATTTTTCCCGCCGAAAAACAGCCATCCGTACAGGCCATATTATTAGAGTATATACCATGTCTATTGATGAAGTTGCAAGACATTCAAGTACACGCGCTTTTCTATCGTTTGAAGCCTGCATGAAAAAAGAGAAAAAAAAAGTCCAAAACATCTATAGATCAGTCCGAAAGAGAGATTATGCGCATGTTTGTCATTTGTCATGATGATGCCAGCGAAAAAAAGGCAAGCGATCTCATCCAAAAGTGGCGGATCAACGAGGAAAAGGTCGACAATCCCGTGCGCTTTTGTATTATTCGTAACAGGATTAAATCGCCTTTTTTCGAAAACGTCGTGTATGATATTCTGGACGAAAAACGAGAAATGTGGCAAGAAGAAGATTTTTTGGGTATCATTACTTACAGTGCGGATATCAAATGGATATACAAAGACATTACCCAAATCGAATGGCAACAAATTCGTGAAAGCATGAAGAAGAAAAATCTTGATGTATTGGGATTGTATCCATTGGATTTTGTTTGTGCAAATCAAAGCATGTCTTATCTGCATGCAGCCACTTTGTTTCACGGGATGAACTTTTACCTTGCATGGTGTCGCATTTTAGAGTGTTTGGGATACACCAAAACGCAATGCACGTCACATGATGTACAAGCCTTTTTTTGTAATTGGTGGATCGGTAAACCAGAATCCTTTAGGCGCTATATTAATTTCTACAAAAAAGTCAAGCATTTGATAGAAAACGATCATCTCGTGCAGAAACACATCATGCACAATGCTTATTATATTGGGAGAGAAACCATGTCTCCGGAACAGATCGCGGAAATCTTTCATGGTAAAGAATATTTCATGCTACATCCGTTTATTTTGGAAAGATTGCTTCCCTTTTTTTTTCATTTTGAAAAAGATCTCTGTGTCAGCTACATTGGCTCTCGACAACGTTTTATTATAAATTAGAGCAGCTTGCAAAAAAATATATCCACAGATAGTAAAAAAGGAAGACACAGATGACTGGAAAAAATGAGCACGTGGAATTCGTTGAGCGCACTCGGGCTGATATCATAGACATGGTCAACCTCAAAATGGATCAGATGAAAGAAAAGTTCACTGCCACGGGCGTTCAGGAACGTAATGCTGCAGCTCCTCCTCAAAAAAAGGAAGAGTCACAGAGTGGTAGCGGTAAGTACAAGCGTCAAATGAAGGGTGAAGGATTTTGGAATATGCTGGGTTATGAGCCCACGGAGAAAATCAAAAAAGAAGACAAGAACACGAGAGAAGGGGGTTTGATTGATCTGGGATACAATACACAAAATGCCAGCGAGAATAGCATGCAGGGAAAGGGAAAAGGAAAGGGAAAAGGAAGAAAATACCCGGCCAAAAAATAGGTGCATATTCTTATGGAAAAATATTTTGAAATGACACTAAAAGTGATGTCTTCTGATATGCAGGAGTCAAATGTCGAAAATTGTAAGCATTTGAAACGTAGACTACTCGAAAGTATGAATATTCGATCACAACTCGAATCCGCGCAATGCTTTGTAGAAGAAAAAAACAGAGAGACGTTCAAGATCAAATCAAACGCCTTTATACGTAATGCGGAAGCTTCATCTTTCAAACTCAAACTCGGAAAACAGTGTTTTCATGTTATTCTTTGCACCAATCCGCATAGGCAAAGCGGTGTTCAGGTAATTGTGTAGCCGTCCTTTTTATTTACTTTTGCCTTCATGAAAAATCAACTTTACGGGAAAATAATGCCCTTTACACATTGATTTGCAGAGCGCAGAAGCATGGTTTGAAAAATCGATGGTTACCCTTTCATCGCTCCATACACAATGCATTTCGAATGCATGAACTGAATCATCATAATGAAGCGAAAGACGTATGGGGCATCGACTATTCGTGTTCACATGATCTATTCGTGGAATGATATCGATATGGGTAACATACAGACTATTTTTAAGGAAAAACCATTGATAATCATGACAAATGCGCACCAGATGTGCTTTATGATGAATCAAAAATGACTTCTGCATGGCAGTGATTGTGTGTGTGCTTTACAGTGTAATGTTATAGCAAACTTATACTGTTTCAGATATCATCCTGTGCTTCCGAATCCCCCTTCTCCGCGTGTCGTGTCGGGCAACTCAGAAACTTCTCGTGCATCGAGCATAAGAATAGGAGTTATGATAAGTTGAGCGATACGTTCTCCTGCTTTTACAGAAAAGGGACTACTACAAGAGTTGAAGAGAACGACGCCTACATCTCCGCGATAGTCCATGTCGATGACACCTGCAAACACATCGATACCCTTTTTCAAGGCGAGTCCAGACCGTGGAGCTATACGCCCATACGTATTTTGCGGGAGGGCAATGCGTATACCTGTGGGTACGAGAGACCTATCGAGACCCGAAATAGTAATGTCTTCACACGCAAAAAGATCTAGACCTGCTGCACCTGCTGAACATCTTTGGGGTAAAATAGATCCTGGGTGTACTTTTTGTACACACAAACAAGACATATTGAATACGGCGATTATCTAGAAAGTATACGTACAAATTCCTTATATTCATTTTTCGTAAAGAAACGTTCTAATATTTTTCAATTGATTTTCAAAAAAAATATGCGCATAATATAAAAACATTTATTATGCCAAGTTGTGGACAAAAGTACAGCAAACAGATGAAAGGCTATGGAATGATCGGTGAAGGAAGCTGGGACATGACAAAGGGTAAGCGCAAGGACATGAAGGAAATGAAAGGCAATGGTGGTGGTGATGAGATTTCTTATGAAAATGAGAAATGGGCTGAGATGGCGGGTGGCGCCAAGAAACACAGAAAACACAAGATACTAACAAATAATATTAAAAATGTCAATAATGCATCCATCAAGAACATGAGTTTGGTGGCACAGATCGAATCATTGTCGTCCGCAAGCAATGATATCGTGCGAAATTTACTTTATGCATATCTTAATGAACTGATTCATAGAACAGTTATTATTACCGATCACAATAAAAGCAAGACTATTCTCAAAGATCATGTTGTCATGGCGTTGCACAGCATCGATCGTGCATTCAGGATTTCACAGTACTATGGAGACATGGATGATAATGAAAAAATCAAAAGGTGCACAAAACCGGAAGTCGATGTGAAGGACAAAAAGAAAAAGCAAGAGCGAACCCATAAGATTGCCGCGGAAAGACATGGTGAATGTATCTATGTATCAAGAGAAGGCTTTGTACGTTTGATTCGTGAAATCGCACAGAATTATGTCTGGGAAACGAAGATCTCACAAGATGCATCCCGCTACATCCAGCTTCTTGCAGAACAATTTGTCATCGAGACGATGACGCGTGCTAACATTGTGGCGCGTCAGGTGGGACGTAGCACGGTCACGCCATCAGACTTTATAGTCGTGTTCAAGCTGCGCAATGTCCCGAAAACTGTCTATCAATAGTATCTTTTCCAAGTTTTTATGCGATTGCACGGTTTTTTTTGTTTATCATGAACGTATATTCAGAAAATTCAAGGTAATTATCTATTTCTTTTCTACATTGGACAATATCAACGTGTTGTACAGTACTTTCTTTCATATGTGCCACGACAAACATGTCGGAAGGTAGATGATAATATAAATCTGTCGAAAGGTTGCCTATGCATCCGTCATGATCATAAAGTGTCTTTACATATCTAAATCCTTTGAATCGAGAGTCAGCACAAGAGAGGTCATCGTATAAGGATTGCATTGTCATATTACACGTTTTCATCATTCGTAGATGCTTGCATCAAATTTTTACGGAAAACATTTTATTTTGTCAATACCATAGTAAAATTTTGAAAGAGTCTTACACGTCTTTTTGCACCGCATAGAATATTCGACATGTCATCCACAAAAACAAAACACACCACTAGCGAGGAAAATGAAGATGAAGAGGTGGTGGAAAAGATTGTAAATCACGTTTACCACAAAGAAGCCCGTGTGTTTGAGTATTGTGTGAAATGGAAGGGTTTTGATTCCAAGTACAACACGTGGCACTTGCAAAAAGATCTTTCACAATGTAAAGATCTCATTTCAGCATATTGGGAAACCAAAAAAAAGGGGAAACCCAAGAAAACGCCTCAAAATCACCCACCGAAAAGAAAAATCGTGCCTGCCAATGAAGAGGAAAGCGAGAATGAAGAAGAAGAGAATACAAAAGAAAGCAAAAAAGAAGGCAAAAAAGTAAGGGAATTGCAACATATGATCGACATGTTGCAAAAGGAAAAGTTAACACAAGCAC